CCATACTAAAGATAACATAGTAGTGACTCGTATTAGCTGGTAACTGTCCTGGCCAATTTATATTGAATGATTGATAGACATTCGGATATTCTACATCGAATCCATCGAAGATACCAAAGTTAGGTCCTCCACCTTGTGCTGTAGTATTTGGAAAGAACTGAAGACTCAATTGGGTTCCAGAACTGTCATATGAATATAACCAAGCACCTTCACATTGTGTAACATTAGCATTAGGAAGACCAGCACCTCTATCTTCACGTTCTACTCTATTCAAAATACTGAGAGTTCTAAAGTCATTCTCTCTATGATGTTGCATTAGAATTTTCTGTGTACTATTTAGGAAACTTGGTTTACCATCAGTTATTTGTGCAGCAACCTTTGAGTAGGTCCAATCAGTTAGAATATTTGCTACATTCGTAACATTAGTACAACCAGGTTCTATACCACTACCAGCTGCTCTTGGAATCCAGGCGTATTCTAATAGGTTCTCCAACTTTCTCTCTTCATTGCGAGCCATTACTACACTTGCTAATTGTGAAGTAGCGTTGATTGTTAGAGTACCACCAGTTTCTGATCCTACTTTGAGGAACCATTCACTAGTCCATTCTGCACCTCGTTCCCAAGTATTTGGAGTATCACGACCAAATAGGTTGTTACCTGTTGCCTTGTATCTTTCGATTTGTGTTTGCAATAGGTTTCTAATGTTGATGACGGCACGACCTACACGGTTTGGTGCGATTCTAATATCATTTACAGGGTCTATTGAACTGACAGTAGCATCAAATACCTGTATTACGTATTTGTCAAAGTCTACTGTGACGTCTCCAACGGTTCCCATCTCGATTACTGCATTCCCATTGGCCTGTGTATGAATCATATCGGTCCAAAGAATTGGTGAGTAGGGTCCGTTCTTTATTTCTACTGTTGCTGGCATAATTATAAATCTATTCTATTTGCTATTTCTATTGCGATCTCATCAGATAACTCTTCAAGATCAAACCATCTTTGTGGTCTCAAACCTAATTGGTAAATCTTCTTTCTAACAGGAATTGGTAGGTCTCCACCAATCATCTCGTAGTCTCCACTAAATCCAAACCTTCTTCCAGTTCGTGGTTGTAGTACTCCAAACTGTGGTACCTCATCAGCAATTTGTCTGCTCATACCATCTACTCCATAGTTTTGGAAGATACCATAGGCAAGCATTTCGATGGCAAGTGAGTTATCTTGTACTACTGCTTGAATCGAGTTGCTCAGTTGACCTGTGTTGTATGGTGCTTGACCTTTGAGTTCATTCACAATCCTTCCACCTACTTCTAATAGGTCACTATCAAGATTCGATAACTGATCTCCAAGACCTTCTAACATATTTGCAAATTGGTCTACTGTCATGAGTATGGTGTTATACAATTATTGATCGCATCTGGTACTACGATTGTTAGAGTTGCTGTCATTCCTGCTACCGTATCTTGGAATCTCTCTTTGAATGGTGTCAGTGAGAATGTCAGACTCACATCGGGTCTGTCTGTGAATCCAAATCTCAAGTAGGCAATAACATCATCAATATACTGTTGTGCTTCACTCTGAATCTTCAGGAAGTCATCGTCCAATACCATGTCCATAACTATCATGTTGAAGTTATAGGTAATCGATTGTTCTGTTCTCTGATGTGTTGTAGGATTTAGAAACAGGTATGGGTAGTCTGCTTGATCTGGGTTACCGCCTTCGCTACGCACTTTGATGTCTGATAACTGGCCATAGCCAAAGTCTACCAGCATTTTGTGGTCAAAGGTTACCTGTTTGATTCTATCTACTATTTCTTTGTAGGTCATATTGTCTCTTTTGTTTGAGTTGTCTCTCTCTTTCTTCTAGTGCCTTTTCTTTGCGGAGTGCCATAAAGTTGAATGCTTCACGGATTCCTAATTCTGTTACTGGTCCTACTTTGAGTGGATCGTCATTTGCAAGGTCTACTAGTACTCTATACCAGCTCTTTGCGCTTTTCATCCCTTCATTCGCAGTCTTTTGGTAGTCTTCAGCTACCTCTGAGTATTCACCAATACCAAAGAGGGCACTATAACCTTGGTATAGGTGGGTTCTCCACTTTATTAGTTCATCGACAAGCCATTGTGCTTGGTGTGCGTTCTCTACCTCTACTTCGAGTATTTCGAGTACTTTGTCAATCGTCTTTTCGATACCAATAGTTAGGTATACATCAAGATCGATAAACTCGCCAAACTTGAGTTGGTCAAAGTCTTTTACCTTTACCCTTTCTCTGACATTCATAATCGATGCGATAAAGACTATACCTAGTTCTAGTGCTTCACGATTGGCCTCTTTCAGTAGATCGATCGGAGCATCTGTAACTATATTGAGTAATCTGGGCCAGTTGGCTTCTTCAAGCATGTCCCATTTGATTAGCTCTTTCCACTGATCTACTGTTAGTTTATCTGGTAACTTGTAGACCTCGTTATTGATGGTCATCTTTATCATAACAGTATGAAATATAGAGTTAGTATCTACCTGAATTAGGAAGTATATGTCTTGTGGTTTACGATTCTCCAAGCGCTATTAGTAGATTTCACAGGAAACATCTCACATAGGTCTCCATACGTGTAATCACCAGTTGCATATAGTCTTCGCATCTCTTCTGCTTGTTCAAAGGTCATCTTGCGAATCCATGTTCTATTACCTCTTTCTGGTCTTTCCATGTTATACTGTTGTTTTAGCATGTCCTCATGGTTGAGCGCTTCTATCTTTGTATCATATACTGCGACTACTCTGAATTCTACATCTTCATCTTTGAAGATTGCAGGTCTCGATGGGTAATCGTATTTCGTGTGTTCCGCAAATCTGAGTTTCGGTCTCTTTGTTTGTCCTACGTAGACTACATCTCCCGTTGTAGCATCTACTAATTCGTATACGTGATATTTCATATAGGTTATATGAGCCATTTACATAATGTTTATATTAGTATCGTCTTGTATTTCTACTGGCCTCAACAGCATAGGTTCCAAGAGTTTTATTTTGTTTGCGGTTGTAATTTACAATTGCCAATGACATTACGGTATCATCATGCATCCCGGATGGGTGACCATATCGAATGCTCCTAGTCTTTGGAGAATACTCGTAGGTGAATATCTCTAACTCGTGTGTTAGTGCTGGGAATACTTGTGGGTTTGGTATCTTTACCTCTGAATTATTGAAGTCTAGTATGAGTCCTTCGATAATCTCGTTTTTACTCTTGGAACTGGTAACAAATGGATGTGTGTCTTGCCATTCTCTTTTAACCTGCTCAAAGATTACATCACCTATACTATTTACCTCTATCATTACTGTGGCATTCCACTTCTTGATTCTGGTTAGTATCTCTTGGGTCATGTTGGTCCATTGGGTTTTATTATCTCTGTAGATGTCGATTACTGTTCCTTTAGAATCCATAAAGGTGGCTACTGTGTAGTCTTCTTGTTTACCTAAATCGATACCACAATAGACCCGTCCAATTGGTTTGGGCCAGTCTCCAGGCCACTGATTCTGTTTGATGTTTTGGAATACTTCACCACCACCATCGATAAATTTAGCAAGGTATTCTTGTTGGAATACTTTTTCTGGTAGTACTAGTCTGGCTTCATCAATTTCCTCCTTTGAGATATATGGAGTATCGTAACTGGATCCTGTGTAGGCTTGATAATTAGGGTGATCTGCACTGGCTCCTAATTGGAATAGATCATAAAACCAGTTCTTGCCTTTAGGTGTAGAGATAAAGAGGGCTTTCTTTCCTTTTACTAATAGTGTAGGTTTGATAGCCTCTCTCCATGCATCGTCTTTCATGAACGCGGCTTCGTCCAATATGGCATAGTCGAGGGTTTCCCCACGTATATTATCATACCTTTCCGCAGAGCGGAAGATGATAGTGGAACCGTTGCGAAGGAGTAACTCACTAGATGAAAAGTTGTTTGTCTTCACTATTCCACTCTTTGCAATTGCAGAATAGAGTTCTTTGTGAACTTTGCTGGCTTGAGCATATACAGGGCTCACCCACATTATCTTGCATGGAGCGTGATTGATTGCCCAATAGAGGAGAAGGTTCTCTCCCATTAGCGACTTGCCAAACTGCCTTCCAATATTTGCGATATGATACTTGGCTTGGCTTTGGGTTATCTTTGATATAATCTCTCGCTGCTTTGGATGCGGTGTAAATCCAATAAATGTTCTCATTCATCGATACGGTTCTCTGGGTCATTTATATCTGGTCCAAATTCGAATTTGACATTCTTGAATAGGTCTTCGCCATCAGCACCAGTTACCTCTTGACGAGCCAGTTTTGGTATAACATATTCAGATAGTTTGAGCATAATTTCCATCGCTTTTTCTTCATCTTCACTTGCTATACGTGTTAACCAAAGAGTCATATTCTCTAGATTGTTTTCTACTAATCTTTGATATGCCTCTCTGATCTGTCTTGTATTCTTGTTTTGGGCTCCTTTTGGTCTGCCATTAGGATTACCACTCTGTCCTGGTTGAAACATTATTCTTCAGTTTTCTTTTTAGACTGCTTTTTAGGTTTGAGACTTCTTTTTAACTGTGCAATAGCCTTTTTTAGTCCCTCTTCTGTTGATGAACCTACTCTATAGGTTACACCATCAATTGTTACTTCTTTCTTCTTCATAATTAGAATATTTTTGTTTGCTTGTCAAGTTGTGCCTTTACGCGCTTCTTGACTCCTGCTACACATCTACCACATGAAGTTATTGGTTTGCTTTCACCAGTAATTTCATTATAGATTCTAAATAGCATTCCTAACTGGTATGGTGTTAGGCGTACATTTAGAAATATAGATTGATTCTCATCTAACCAGATAATGTCTTCTTCCTTTATCATAATCTATTTAGTATTTTATAAATTGCTTCAGAAGTAATGCCAGTTATTGCGGCTACTAATATACCTTTCAAACCATAAAGGGCAAGAAACGGTCCTATTGAATACCAAAAACCAGAACAAAGATTACATTTAAACGGTTTACTTGGTAACCACTCAAATTGTTCTAAAAAGTCTGCACCTAAATGTGCGAGTGCTGCAAATCCTAATATTTCTAGTATCATAATCTTTTTTTCAGTTCTTCCTTTATATATTTTCTACATTCTGTTACGGCCTGGCTAATACTGGTTCTTGGTATACCTGTTGTTCTACTCAGTTCTGAATAGTTTGGATTCTCTACATACATTAAAAATAGAGTTGAACGATACCATGTGTCTATATTATCTGTTTGCATTTCTTCTATAATAGCAGTAGCAGCTGTATGCATAATATCTTCTGACGTGTCATAGGGTACATCTTCTAGTGATTCAGTTGTTTTATCATATAGTTCATGCACACGGCCTTTTTGGCGATACAGGGTATGATATGGTGAAGTACTGGAATTGAATGACAGATACATCATTCCACTCATAAACTTCATAGCCTCATTCTTTTCTATTAACTCATCTCTTCTTGGGTGTTCAAGAAACTTTGAAAGTACATAGTGTCCTACATCTTCCCATTCATGGCTACCTTTACAAACCCTTTTAGCCATTATCATGATCTTGTCATAGTTATCTCCTATCCAATCCAAATTAGTATAAATCTATTTCATAAAGTTTAGCAGTATCTTTTATAATTTGACACATACCATACTCTTCTTTATTTTCCCAAATATGTAGTTGTTCACTCATTACATCTGTTAGACTCATCTCTAGTTCCATATCTACAAGATAGGTATGTCTAATCTCTTGTATTCTTTCAAATGTAACGTGTTGTAGGTATTGCTTTTCAACTTCGTCATATTCAAAATAATTTCGTGACCATTCTACTGGATTCCATCTAGTCTTCCTCATCATGACCTCCTCCTCTTTGATATGCAAATTGACCATAGTTACGTGGATGTATCTTTGCTCTTGGTGCTCGCTTTTTCCAACCTGTCCAGTCTGTTACAATATCTTCTTCTATATGTCTGCCCATTAGGTAACCCCATATTAGGTGACTCTTTTTATATTGAAACTCATACTCAACTATTATTGGTGGCTTTCTCAGAAAACGGAATACCCAAGTGTTTTTACCTACTGCACCAAAGTGTATGTAACGTGCCCAATCACCCCATCTGTGTACAGGTTCTAACATAAACCTTTGCATGATGGTTCTAGCATCTCTTGGATCTATTACATATTGATAACTAAAACCATGTTGCTCAGCTATCCAGTACATATATGCAATGAATAGTTTATCAAACTCAGAATCTAGGTCTAGGGCCCATTTAGGAATAATCAATTTCAGCATAAACATTTTTTAGGGGTGTACAAACTCGCTTTATACATCCTTTGTAGTTTATGTATTCGATTTTAATAGAACCTTCGCGCTCCATATCTCTCAATAACCTTTTGGCTTGTATGCCTTGTTCAGTCCATTGTTTGATATGTCTATCGTTCGGATCACTGTCTTTATGCAGGTTGAACCAAACCTTTTCTTTATAATGTTTCAGTGTCATTAGAATAAAGAGTTTTCAGATGTTGCTTTGGGTTCTTCTAAATTATAGTGGTATGTTAGACTCCATCCTGTCTTTGAATTAGGATCTTTAAATAACTTGATGTAACCTTTCTTGTGTAGACCTTGTAAATTATACTTGACATCTTTCTCATGTGTATGCAATATACTTGCTTGCATTTGAGTTAGAGCTTGGATTGGTTTAGCACCATTGTTAGTCATTCTCTGAAAGAGAGGTAACATCATTTTTTGAATACCATTGACAGACTTGTCATTCCAAATATGAGCTGGTATCGTTAGATCTTGGTTTGAATAGTTTTTGTCGTAAATCTTCTTCATAATTATTGTTCTTTATTTAATTCATATACGAAAGCTTCCATCTGTTTCAGATTAGGGCCTTTTGGGGTCTTGGAAGAAGAGCGCTCAAAAAGCGCTTCTTCTTCCCTAAAACTAGTTTTATTAGAACTAGTTTTATTATTAGTTTTATAGTGGACATCTGAGGTACTCTTTTTTGAAGATGAGAGACTCTGAGGTACCTTTGAATCAAGATGAGTACCTGACAGGTACCTATCTAAATGATATGCACTAACTTTATATTGATGAGATCTTTTATATTTGCCATCTTTATAAACAATACCATGTTTTTCAAGATCTGCAAATCTTCGATATATCGTTTTTTTATCACATACAAATTTACGAGCTAACTCTATCTTGCTCATAAAAAATGGTTGATCTTGCCTCTGATATGAAGCAATCCAAGAAATAATATTAATATGGTAAATATCGAGACTATTACAGTCGTATAGCCTTTGTTGGATTTGAATAAATGGTTCTTTCATCTTGTAGTGTTATATTTTTATTAGTAGCCATACTATTGTTTTTTTATATATCTACGAATTATATGGAATTTTCCAAAATTGTTTCAAAAAGAAAGGGACCCACACTACAGGGGTCCCTTTCAAGGCCTAATGGGCTAAAAGTATAAAAAGCCCGGTGATATATAATAGTTAGCGCGGAAAAACAATAATATATGATAAAGTTCGATGGCTGTAGAACTAAAAAAACCGCTAGATACTAACTACATATTATATAACCTCTTCATCTTGAGTTTCATCTACTTCTTGTAAACTCTCAATTATTTTTTCAGTATCGAAGATCTTTTGGTCAGGACCGAATGGACAAGCATCAGTACTATTCCATAGACCTTTGAACATGCTATCTAACCTGTCCATGTTCTTGAGTTCAGGCTCGTTACAAAGGATATTAGTATGCATTTCATAACCAAACTTCTCTACTTCTGTCATTACCCATAATACAGTACTTGGAAGATCTAGAGCTGCTGCTGCGTGGGCGTAAACTGAATCTATTAGTAGTCTCTTTTCTGACATCGCTAATACGACAAGACTTTGACGTAGATTTAGATCAGCTACATGTTTTACTCCTTCTATCTCTAATTGGTTTGGTCCTCTCAAGTGAATAATCTCATAGTCCTCTACAAATGGTTGTAGTATTTCTACCGCCTCTTCTAATGGTAGGTCTCTTGGCCAAGCATATCCTGCTTCGCTACCACCATTAGTTTGTACCACGAAGATAGGTTTTTCGATGTCTTTCAATAGAGCTTGTACATACATATGCTCAGCTTTATTCAGATATACCTCAGGTTTCACTGGTTCACATATTTTGTTTAGCATATAGTTATACGTACATGTGAGGTCGCAACCATCTAGAAGAAACTTGGTGTGTCTGTATGGATCGTCAAAGATTACACGATCATAGACTTTGATGGCTTCACCAAGATATTCTACTCTTTGCCAGTCCCATACTTTGTCGACATGTGGGTTACCTTCCCATACTGATGGATGTGCAGTCATTACATCTATTTCATGACCAGCTTCATGGGCTAATCTGACTGCTCCAGTGGCTGCGATTCCTTTCCCAATTCCACCTTCAATTCCTAATAATATTCTCATAATTGTAGTTATTTTCTGTATTTATCACAAAAAGAAAGGGACCACCAGGGTCCCTTTTATATCTTTATATGTAGGTTATTAGGTTATAACTAGAGCACCAGCATCAGATACTGTTAGTTTGTACTCAGTACCATTTGGCGACTTCATTGTGATACCTCCACCAGCTATGCAAGTTTCGAGTTCTTTTACTGTAACTGTACATGCTTTAGCGGCTGTAACTCCAACTCCAAGAGCAACTGCTCCTTCTGCATTTGCAATTGCATTTGCTCCAAGTGCTGTAGAACTTTGAGCACAAACTCTAGAACTAGATCCAAGTGCTACAGATGATGATACTCCATTGCAGCTGGAGGCTAATTTTCCTATTGCTATAGTATATAAACCACCTATACTTTTAGCGCAGCACCCAATTGCAATAGCTCCAGCATTACCAGTAGCACATGCATTTAGACCAATTGCCATAGCCTCATCAAAAGTACCTAACGCAGCTCCTGGACCAATTACAATACCTTGTGAAGATCCTGGATTTGTAGCTCCACATCCAATAGTAATACCGTTAGTAGAATTAGTTTCTGTAGCGCCATTACCTATAGTTATTGCATTAGCACTAGCAGCCGAAGCGCCATTACCAAGAGCAATAGAACAAGTACCGGCAGCACTTGCAGCTAAAGTTGTTAGACTTGCAGCACTCTGCATAGAATCAGTACCTGTACCACTTTCAAGACCAGCAGCACCTCCACCAACTGGATTACCTCCAATTAGAAGTTCGCTACTGTTATTTACTGTTAGTTTAGGTTGAGCTAAACCATCAGGAGTAGTTAGGTAAACACCACCACCAGCTACACAAGTTTCGAGTTCTTTTACTGTTACTGTACCTGCCTTGGCTCCAGTTACCGCATTTCCAAGTGCCACAGCATCAGCAACTGCTACATTAGAACCAGCACCGATAGCAATACCTCCAGTTTGAAATCCACCTGCTGTTGAACTTGCTGAATTTCCAATTGCAATAGAATGATAACCAGTTGCATTTGCTGAAGAACCTCCTGCAAATGAATATGTACCTGCTGCATTAGCTTGATAACCTATACCGACACTACAATCACATCCTTTTGCCTGTTGTCCAATTCCAACTCCTCTATCGTCTGAGAATGCTAGATAACCAATAGCAACACCAGCTCTTTCAGCCGTATTACTTCCAAGCGTACATGCTTCTCTACCAATAGCAACTCCATTTGAATCAACGGTTGAATCTGATCTACCAGAACTTGCTCCGTTACCAAGTGCAATATCATATTGGCTCAATGCACTTGCAGCTGTAGTAGTTAGACTTGCAGCACTCTGCATAGAATCAGCACCTGTACCGCTTTCAAGACCAGCTGATGCTGTAGGTAATCCTGATACTGTAGCACCTGTAAAATCTACAGTGCCTGAATCAAATGATGTACCACCAGTACCAATGGTCATATTTGTTGCGTTACCTAATCCATCGGTAACTCTTTTTTCTGTAGCGCCAATAATTGCGTTGTCATCAGTTTTTAGTAAACCACCACAACTCGCATTGATCGCATTTCCGACTAAACTTGCCATATTATCTTTTTATATAATTTATGTTGTTTCCCATACTCGGGTTTCAGCTTCCCAGTTATTTGTATTTCCTGACCAAGTAAATGGTACTCCTGGAGCACCTGCATCTGCGAGAGCCCACCACCATGTTCCATTCAAGGGTGCTGTAATACTATAGTAACCAGCAAGTGCGATAACCCAAGAGCCATCAACAGGTGCTGTGATACCAAAGTGATTACAAAGTGCTTGTAACCAGCTTGCATTAACAGGAGATGTTACTCCTAAATATTCACAGTAGGCTTGTAACCAAGAACCATTTACTGGTTCGGTCACAGCTCCACTACTTTGATTCAGAACGTACTGTTGTACTGCGCTTGTTATATCTGCTGAAATCATCTGTTATGAAATATAATTTTTAGAACTGTTGTCCAGTTTTACGTATTCTCTCTACAATATCTACAGCACCCTGAGTGCCAATATATGTAGTAGCAATAATTACCCAATCACTACTAGTCAAGTTACCCCAGAAGGCAAGACCTGTTGCGATTAGGAATACCATTAGTTTTCTACTAATCCACTTGTTTAGTACTGCGTCTAATATTGCTTTCATGTACGAATTTGTATAATTTTTTGATGTTCTTGTCTGTTGCTTTAGTTTTCGACGGCAGGGCCGTAGATATCGCAACCGTCACATTTTTCTTCATAGTATTTCTTTCCATATTTTGGTACTTGCGTTACTAATCCAGAGAAGTATGGTGTTTGTTTATTTGGGTACATTCCATCAGTTCCAGGTGTCTCATAGTCTGGGAACATTCCAGGATTATCTCTGAAGTACTCAATTACTCTCTCGTTATAGAACTGTGCAGTATTGAGTGTGCTTTCACGTAGATATTTGAGTTCATCTAGTGTTGTCGCCTGTGTCTCCTCACTTGTTCCATTTAGGATTCCTTTGTCTACAATTTTATACTTGATGTGTGGTAGCATTAGGTACAGCGCATATTGCATTAGCATCGGTCCTACATAATCTTTTAGTAAAGTCTCTTCATCACTAGTTAAAGCATTATTGATGATATTACTTTTGATTGTATTGTAGAATTTTGTACCTAACGTATCTTGTACGTAGATGTCTTGTGCCTGAATAATATAGACACGTATATCTTCTGTGCGGACATTCTCATCGAGACCTGTCCATTGTTTCATTCTTTGTTCTGATACTAAAAGTGCTGTTCTAGCCATAATATTATACTATTCTAATTTTCAATATTCCATTTGTGTGGTAAATTCCACCAAGAGGTACTCCATTTACCTCTGCTGTATCATCATTTTCATAATTCATATCTACTGTATCGATCAATTGCAATTTACGAGTAGTTAGGTAGTTTACAAAACATGCATCTACATTGAATCCAATTGCAACAGAGTTCTGAGCATTTGCACATGTGCTATATCCAATAGCAATTCCTGCGTTTGCGTTTGCAACTGCTTGATTACCAATAGATATGGTATTTGAATTATCAGAACATGCAGTATTTCCAATAGCAATACTAGATGCTCCACCGATTGGTGAATTTGTAATAGTATTAGTACCAATACTAATAGAATCTTGACCAACTGAAACGGCTTCATTACCTATAGCCAATGAACGAACTCCTGTTGCGGATGCTGGATTAGTTACAAGAAAATCTGCGTTTTTCATTGAATCAGATCCAGTACTAGCTACAAGACCTGCTGTACCTCCACCTCCTGTATCTCCTTTGTCTCCTTTAGGACCAGTAGGACCGGTAGCACCAGTATCTCCTTTATCTCCTGGTTCTCCTTTTTGACCTGTTACTACTTCAGCAACATTACTAACATTTACATAGACGGATCCAGAATCTGGATGTCCAGTACCCGGTACTGCTTCTAATGATACAAGTGAAGTATCTGATTGCCAATAGATTTCTACATAGTCATTAGCATTTAGGCTTTCACCAACAAAACCAAATGTTGTAACTACTTCAAATGGTTCAGTAGAACTCTTTCTAGGTGCTAGTGATACGTAGTGTGCACTATTAGGATAGTCAACACCATTGAATCTCAACCATGCTTTTACCTGTGCAATAGAGTTATTAGGATTTGAAATCTGTAAAGTAACTCTCATGTCATAAACACCAGCATTAGCAATTACAATTTTAGGACCTATCAAACTAACTCCATTAGAAAGAGTAGTATTTGCAATTTGTACTACTTGTGGTGTATCAATTGCTGAAATTACTTGATCTGTATTATCATAAAACGATGCGTAGTAACCATTACTTGCGATACCAGCATCTCCTTTGTCTCCTTTATCACCATTAGATCCAGCAGGTCCGGTAGGTCCGGTAGGTCCTGTTACTCCTTGAATACCTTGGTCTCCTACAACTGATACTGTAATACTAAATAAATCTCCAGGTACAAATACTTCATCACCATCTACAAAGTTAGCTTCAAATTGTATTTTTGTATCAGGACCTGATGTACTCAATGTACCAGCATCTAATAATTCAAATACAGCAAACTCAGCAGGATTTACAGTACTTTTTACTGTAATATATGCTTTAGGTGTTCCTGTGCTGGTACCCCATGCTTGTAACCAAGTCGTTATATCATGATTATTATCTTCAATAACGTTGAAATTAATATGGGTTGTAGTAGTAAATGTACTTGATTGTGTTCTAACAATATTGAAATCACCAGAAGGTGGGTAAATATCAGTAGCACTTGAATTATAAATATATTCAGTACCAGCTGGAGTAGCAAGTAAACCAGTAATACTTGCATTAGTAAAATCAACAGTTTGTGAAAATATTGTACTATTTGTACCTACTTGAATTGGCAAGTTATTACCAAGACCGTCAGTTAGCTGTACAGGTGTTGATGTAATTGGATCATTATTAGAGGTCTTGATTAGACCATCATAACCATCACAAATTTTTACATTAGTTATCGATGCCATTCTCTTCTATGTTATTTTCAATTTGAGTTTCTTCATCAACTACTAGAATCTCGTTAGGTTGAACTTCTAGTTTGACGTTATATCCTGCAAGATTTAGCATATATCCAAAGCTCTTTAGAATCTTTTCGCGTTTAGGTTGTATTACGGTACCCTCAAAGTGTCCGTATGCAATCTTGATCTCATCTGCATTAGAACTAAAACCAGCAGAGTCTTTGATTCCTAGAAGCAACGGAGATGTTATTCTGTGTGCTGTCAAGATTCTACTAGAGATACGCTCTTCAAGAAGTAGGTAATAATCGTCGTTTGCGTTTTCGATTGGTGTAACTTGTAATTCTTTTCCTGGTTCACTAAATGCCAAGAAGAATCTACCTGCATTCTCTTCTCCACTAAAAGTCTCTTCAATCTCTCTATAAATATCTCTTCGTTCTTCAGGGCTAGGTATGCCGTTTCGGAATTGAACGAACATCGATGGTGCTAATCCGTTTGAAATATTCGCATTATGGAATTTTGATACTCTACCATCAAGTTCAATATCGTTCAAACCACCAACATAGGCTGGTAATGGGTAATAATCATTACCTGGTGTATAGTTCTTGCAAATATAGATTTGCGAAGCGTTTTCTTTCTTGTTATCAGTTGGATCAAATGCTCTATATGGAACCGGTTTGTATTTACGCGTATTTGACCAGTCTGAAGAATAGAAATACTCTACTATTTCGTCTTCCTCATCCATCTTTCCACTTCTCACATTAGCAAATGGAAGATGATAGATCTCTGCGATACGTGAACCCTCTTTGTTCCAGATAACATTCACTGCAAAACTGTTGTATAATGTATAATCTAGTGAAATCTTTTCAAAGATGTCATCGATGGTTTCACCGTGAGTATTTATGTATTCCTCTCCATAGTCGATGATTCCTTCACCGATAATACCATCTTTGATAGCTTGTACAGCAGTGTGATGCATAGCACTAGTATCATATAGTTGTATTAGTTTTTGTGGAAATAGGTTGTCTTCTCCATAGAATACCCACTCTTTACCACGCACTTCTTTAATTTTAGGTAGATCAAGTGCAGCAAATTTAGCACCTTTGACCGAATATAATCCTTCTGGTATTGTTCTCATGTTTATTATTAGTAATTTGGTGTGAAGTATGTATCTGCTTCTAAATTCTCATTGTTACTCACAAAAGCAGTATCTCCAGTAGTTCCTCCAGGATTTGTAACCACTTTGATTAGTCCAGAATCTAATACTGATTCGTCATCACAAAGTAACTCGTATTCATAGATACCATTATAGTGTTCTACAGAATTTTGAAAGGATGCATTTAGGGTTACTCTGAATTCACTATATCTATCATTTGTAGATAATAGTGTCGCTGTAAAATAACCACTACTAGAACCAACCCAGGTATCATCAGTTTGGTCCCATTGGCTTCTCATTCTAAATTTATATGCATCTCCCAATCCACAGTCAACATTTGCAACGTTGAATGATAAATCAAATTGAGATTCGTTGTTTACTACAATAATAGTCATACAAAATTATGTTTTTACAATAGGAAATATAGAAAATAGAATACCTGTAAACAAAAGAAAGGAGCCCCAATAGAGCTCCTTTCGCCACAAGTATATAGAATACGAATTACGCTTCTACAATCGTAGATGTAACTTCGTATGAAGGTGCGGCTTCTAATCCGCTAATAGTGATTTCATATCCTTGACGATCTGCGTATGCAGTTCCACTAGTAACTGTTGCTGCTGAAACGTATGCTCCACGCTCAAGACCTACTGAGAAATACTTTGGTGTTTCATCGTTAGTCTTGAATACTACAACCATATTAGTAGCTTCTGCCATTAGTAACAATTGGTTGCGTTTTGCAGCTTCCATTTTGTTGAATACTAATGTCAATGCTTGGTCATATGTTACTGTACCATTTTCTTGTGATACTGCTACAGTTTCAGTGTATGAACCAGTTTGACGTGGCATTTCGAAGATAAAGAAATCACTAGGAGTTAGGGCAGATCCGCCCACTGTAATAGCAGTTACAGTACCTGTAGATTCTGTGATGCCTTCAACGGGTCCGTTTGCGATAAAAACTTTATCAACGCCACCTTGTGCATCGTTACAATCTAGGGTAAATCCTGCTGAGATATTTGAACAACTCATAGTTTCTTTTCTTTGTTTAGTTTATAAAGAGAGGACCGAAATCCTCTCTTTGGTTATAGTGTGATTATGCTAATCCGTTAGTAGCAAATAGGTTTACTTGGTGTACTGCAACTCCAAGTCTCCATGCTGCTCTGAACTTCACTACGTCTTCTCCTTCATCGTAGAAGAATTTCATAGTTTCGAAGTCAGATTCTAGACCAGTTCCTGCAACGATAAATCCAGCAGGACCAGCTGCAACGTAATCAGATCCTACAAGACCTGAAGATTTTACGATTTTACAGTTAGTTCCGATTAGATCTAGAGTTCTACCATCTCCTTGGTCGTAGCTATAGTAGTTCAATGCTACTAATGCTCTACGTAGAGTTTGGAAGTTAGCTGGAGAAACGATCATGATTAGATCTTCTCTGTCTTTTACAGACTCGTCGATTGCATCGAATAGATCTAATGCTTGATCTACTGCGTTAGAAACTGTCCAAGCTGCTGGAGCTGCTGGTACGTTAGCACCGTTAGCTGCAGTAATTTGAGCTTTGATACCGTTTACAGTACCGTCTCCGTTGATTAGGAAACCTTCGTTGTATTTACGTACTCTTTCTACGTAGTAACCTGAAATTATTTCCTCGAATGGTACTGAGTCGTTAGCAGTTCCTGCGCTCATTCTCTGAGATAACCAGTACTGGCGTAGGTCTTCTGGACAAAGTTCCATTTTTACTTGTTTGTCTGCGATTGAGATGTCAACTTGAGAGAAGTTTACATCACCGCTTGGTGACCAACCACATGATAGATCAGCAACGTTTAGGTCACCGTCCATTAGGTTGATAGCTACAGTACCTGCTTGAAGACCAGAACGAACGTCAATGTCATTCATCAAGTCTGTAGTCAACACTGCCTTTGCGATCAAGTCTAATGAAAGCTCATCAGTGTATGCTGTTAGGGCTGTTAAATCAAATGCCATAATAATTGATGTTTGTTTAGTTTAGTTTATTTGTTCTTTCTGATTGATACAAGCTTTTCAAAACGCGCTTCTGCACGACCTTTGATTACCTTTGCTTCTTCAGAGAAGTTGTTTCTGATCTTTTTAGTAGCAGGCTGATCAGCGATTGCCTCAAAACGCTCAGTTAGAGTGTTTAGTTCTTCTTTTAGAGAGCTAATTTCTTCAGTATATGGTTTGATTAGACCTGCGATCTCTGTAATGAATTCATCAGCGTTGAATTGCATTTCAACTTCTTCTTTGATTTCTTCTTCAGCTTCGATATTCTCTTCAGCTTTTTCTTCGATCGAAGTAATTTCACCATTTTCACCTACTGTAATTAGCAAACCTTCTGTAGTTTCATGTTTCCCCATTGGAGCAAATGGATCTTCAGATGCACCTTCACCAGCTCTAACAAATAGGATTGCTCCTGGTTGTAGTTCGCCTTCGGTGTATACTTCAGTTCCGTCAACTAGAGTAGCTTCAGCCATAGTAACTTCTACTTTCTCTTCTTTTTCCTCGTTTTGGATTTTCACTACTTCTTCAGTCTCAGCTCCAAGTAAAACTCGTAGCTTTGTAATTGCTTGTTGTACATCCATAATGAAATAGTTTTGTTTAGGTTACGTAACATATAGAAATATACGGGATTGAAAAATGGACAAAAGTTGAATTTTTTTATGGTCTACATGAAACTTTTTCTTGGAGACCACTATAACTATCGTAAATAATTAAAAAACAACAACAAAATGGAAAAACAAATTGAAAATCTAACAGCAGCGATCGAAGATCTAACCTTGGAAATCAGTCTTCTAAACACAGGACAAATGTACGGAGGAAATCTAACAGATGCTATCAACATCCTAGCAGAAGTAATCGCAAAACAAGAGAAGTAAAACTAACGGAGAGCCTTCGGGCTCTCCTAATTTAAATATTATGTACACAATATACAAAGGAAAATTACCGAATGGCCATTGGAAAATTGGATGCGATATGAATTATCCAAATAGACCAGTATCTCAAAATATGTCTGAATACTTTATATTAGAACAACACTCTGATATTATGATTGCAAGTGAACGAGAAATAGAATTACAAAAAGAACACAATGTTAGAGTAGATGGTACTCCATATTACATGACTAAAATAAATGCAGCAAAGGCATCTAAAGCTGCTAAAGAAAATGGTAACCATAATTGGCAAAAAGGAAATAGAGTAAAACGGACACTTTCACCTAAACATCAATTTGCTTTTAGTAGTGCTGGTGGTAAAGCAAATAAAGGTAAACCAAAACCACATGCTATAGAATTAGCAAAATCACTAAATAAAGAGTGGACTTGCGAAGTATGTGGCAAATCAGGAAAAGGAAGAGGTAATTATGTTAGATACCATAAAAACTGTGAAACAAAATTGCATGATTAGCATATAATCTTCAGGTTTATGCAGGAAAGAGAAGGATCTAGTTTTAGGACTGGTCCTTCTTCCTGCTTCTAATGGCATGTATTCTCACGATATTTAGAATAATACCTGAGACTATTAAACCCAAGGTTAGCCACTCGTTCCAGTTCATTATAGCAGCACCTGATCCTGCTATTGTAACTATATTAGCTGTAGTATCTTTGATTTCGTTCATTAGTTCTTGATTGCTTTTTCAAGGAAGTTTCCAGCAATACTAAAACCATTCAGTTCGCCGTCTTTGATCTTCTTCCACGTTTCTGAATTATTTATCTTGTAGCTCGTCATCCAAGTGCCTTTTGGTACATCAAATCCATATAAACTTGATTTATCTCTTTTAGGATCTTCTACTAACCAAGATTCTAGTAGTGTATTTTCTTGCACTACTTCGTCGTTATGATTTACATCTGTATTGTGGAGCTTCTGTTCCTTCATGAATCTCTCAGCAATCTCCTTGATGGTGTCTTTGCTAAAGAATACATGGAATAGATTACCCATTGCATCTCTACGTGGTATCAAGATATTTGGAATCATGGCAGGTCCCACTACTATTTGTTGATCGTCTTCTGAGAATGCAAATGCACCAGGGTATCTCCAATAATTATTACTAGCACTTGCAATTCTACCAGCATTACCTCTTGCTGGTCCTTTACTAATCATTACAGTTTCTCTACCATCTTTGAATACTTCTAACTCTTCCCAAAAGTGCTTGCAGTTTACTCCTCCTTTGAAATCAAAGATTGAGTATGGTTGTCCATTGTGACGGAATCCTGTATTGATGCGAGAATCCATCTCATCGATCTCTTCTCTTGTATAGATCTTGCGAAGTCTCTGCATTGCTTTACAGAAGTTACGTTCAGCTGGTGGTCCAGCATATCTGTACTTTGTTTCAGCTTGTCTTGTTAGGTCACGTTTACCAAGAATATCAAGTGCTCTAACTCCTTTTAGGTAATCACCAATATCTTCGAATTCATTTTTAGTACCATCAATTATAACTACAGTTTCTGGATCGTATTCTTCACCAAATTCATCTGATGAAGCCATCTTTAGAATTTCATCATGTATATTAGCTGATTCGTCTTCCATTGCTGTAGGGCCATGTACTTCTTCCCAGTAACTGTGGCAAATTGCAGCTGCTTGATCGCTTGGATAACCTTCACCAGTTACTACTGAAATACAGCGACTCATGAATGGGTCGTGTTCTTCTCCGCTTTCTGGCATGACAAAGTCTTCTTCAGCAAAGGCTTGCCAATTGACGCCAATTGCTGGTTTGTCGACGAGAGACATAATATCGACACCCATGTTATCAAATTCAAGTTCATCTATGTTAATGAGTAATTCTACAATCTTGTTCATAATTATAATTTTGCTAGATCTTCGATCTTTTTATTTGCTTCTTGTTCGCTAGTAACTTCTGTTGCTACTACGTATGCTCTAATTGGTGCTTGTGTACCTTGCTGGCTTGCAGTAACTGTAGCTGCTCCTTCTTGTCCAGCTGCTGTAGCATCTAATGCTGCTTCTGGATTGAATGTAGGAATTGTTGGTCTACTTGGTACTCCACCACCAGCACCTCCACCACCACCTCCAGCTGCAGGAGTAGGTGTAGAAAGTATTTGTTGTACATTCGCAATACCACTGGCAACTGCGATTCCTGCTGCAATAGTTGCACGTATTGGAGAGGTTGGATCACCAGGAATCAACTGAGATGCATAGGCAGATTGTGCTGCTTGGTATGTTTGTATCGTAGTTGCTGCAATCGCTGCTGCTTTACCAACTGCTGTTTGTTCTCCAACAAGACTAGCAATAGCACCAAAGGCTCCAACTGCTAATTGTAACTCGTTATCCTTCTCAGCCTTCTTGAGTGCTACATTGTAATCAGCCTCTTCTTTTGCCAGCTTTTCACGTTTCTTTTGGAACTTGTCGCGTATTTGTTGCTTTTGTTCTTCAGTAGCTCCAAGTAGTGCAAGTTCTTCCATTGCCTTTTGTTCTTCAAAGGCAAGTTCTTCTTGTGCACGCTGAAATTCATTCTCAATACTCTCAAAGTATGCAGCATCTAGAATCTCTTTTAGTCTTGCTTGTTTATCTTTATATTCTTGTAATTCTGCCTCTTCGCGTTCTTTACGTTTTTGTGTTTCAGCATCAGCAAAATCTTGACGCATTTGAGATAGTTGATTCTCATATAATAGTTCGGCTTCTGCTAACTGTTCTTTAGTTGCCTTGTTCTCACGTAACTCTTTGAGTGCTGCTTGCTTTTGTATCTCTAATTGTGCTTCAGCCTTTTCTTGTTCATCTTTAATATCCTCTACTCGCAAGTCACGTAGTATATCAGATACTGTTTGTTCTTGTGCAAGTCTCTCTTCTATTTGGGCTTTACGTTCTTCTGCTGCTTGTGTTCTAATTTCACGACCAACCCTTTCAGCATCATACTCGATATTTGCAATTTGAGTTTGTTGTTCAATTAGTTGTGCTTGTAGTTCAGCAATTTCTTGTTGTTTCTCTCTACGCTCTTCGTAGTTATTAGTGAGTGTTAGTTGCGCCTGTGCAGCTTGTAGTGCTAATTGTGTTTCAGCAACCTGGTTCTCTGCTAATTGTTTAGTAGCAGCTGTAACCTTGTCAAGTGCTGCAAGTCTTTCATCAAGACCTAGTGTAGTATCTTCAAGAATCTTCTTTTGTGCCTCTATTTCTGCATTTAGTTGGGCATTCTCAATAATAGTCTTTTTACGAAGATCTGCCAGTTTCTTTTCAGCATCAAAAAGACTATCAACTGCTGTAGTAGCCTCATTGACGGCATCTTTCATAGTATTGAATGCTTCTGCGAATTTACCTTGTACTAATAACTTCAAGGCTTTACCTACATTGGCTACAATAGCACCAAGTCCTGCCATTACCTTCTTTAGAGCTTTGGCTCCACCTTCTAAATTCTTGAAATAGTTTACTAACGCAAGTACTAATGGTACTAGAAGACCAATACCAGTTGCTGCAATAGCCGCTGATGTTACTTTACCAAATACATTTGCAGCTTTACTACTGATTCCAAATCCTTTTGCAATACCAGATAAACCTGTTTGTAACGTCTTGTAACCTTTCTTGAGGTCATTGAAACTATTAGATAATCCAGAGAACTTCTCTTTGATGGCATCTAATTGCTTTGAAAAGAATCCACCCTCTTTTTCTGCTTGTTTGGTAGCCTTTCCAGCTTTCTCCATCTCTTTGGTGAAGTCTTCAATATTGTCGACTTCTTTCTCTATACCATCGATGGTAAACTTGATTTTGACTTCTTTTTCTGCTGCCATATTGGTCTGTTATTATTCTATTAGAAATATATCGAGAGAGTCCGATGAACTAGACGCCATCAAACTCTCTACAATTATCATCAAACTCTGTTGGTTCTTCTCCAAAGTTTTGGTTATTACATGCATCACAGTCGATATAGACTTGATCGATAATCTCATACTGTGCAGTGTCTGTACTAAAGTCGGTAATAGTAACACAGCTTTGGCATGCATCATTTATTCTAACTACTTCACCTCCAGTGTATGATGTAAATGATGAAACAAATACATTACCACTACCATCACAGTATTGAGCTGCATAAACTTGTGGTGTAACAATACCAAAACATGTAGGACAGTCAGGATAAACTGCCGATACTGTAGTTAATGGTTGTACTTGCGAAACTGCGACTACCTTCCAACAACCAGCAAATCCATTTAGTGCTACTACATCTCCTATATTTATTGCAGATGTATGTGATACAATTGTTTCGAGAATAGGAAGTACTACACAGTTAGTATCATATCTCTGTATACGATAGACAAAATTTTGTTGGTTGTTATCCAAACAATCTTGACAATCTGTAAATGTTTCAAACCATGCATAATCCCAAATAACGGTACTTGCAGGATTCATAATTCTAAAACAGTCTGTAGAACCTGTTACACCTACAACATCATTATTATTTAAAGGTACAGGACTTTGGATAATAAAAATATTACTACTCAGTGCAGTACAAGTATCGATACGTGCTTCATAGTAATAGAATTGAGTTGGTTGATCCTGATCACTTGGCTTGAAGTTATTTAATTTGATCAATTGTACCTTCACCTTGTCTTCAAGTCCAACAGGCGCATCGACGATTTTTTCTGGTCTATAGTATGTACCATCTACAAAGATAACATCGTCAAATGAGAATTCTATTAGGTCAACTGCGTCTAATACAAAGTAACCTGTTAGTCTTCTACTAAACTTGTTGTATAGTGAAGAAATATAGTCACTCCAATAGCGATTGAATAGACTAGTACCAAGTTCTCCATTTATTCCAAATAGTGTTAGGTCTCCGTAGTATGGAAACTGAATATTCCAATTTAGTTGTATGTCATTTACACTTGGTGGCCAATTCTCATGGTAGCTTGCAAGTGGGTATTCTGTTTGCGGTTGCGCTGTTCCACCTTGTGCCATATACCATGTATTTAGTCCAACTGTTTGTAGACCATTATAAAATAGGAATCTTGTGTTAGGACTAATAGGTTCACTTTTACCATCTTCTGAAGTATAGAGCTTTGGAATTACAAATGGACTATTACTTGCTGCACCATCTATTTGGGCAAACGGTGTAGGTGACCATTCTGTAGTTACATCTCTTGTGTCTTTGAGTAACTCACTACCACTATCAAAGTTTAGTTGGCCATATACTTCTTTTAATGCTGTTTGGTTATAGTTATTGATTAGATCTTCATCCTCTGCACCTTTGAATTCTATACGATCACTCTGTGTAAAGAAGAGAGGTTCTAATACTGCATCTTTTGCCCTGTCTAATTTATCAGTCCAATCGAATATATCACCACTTGCGATATAGTCAACCCATGGTTCGATGATAAATGTAGTTGGATTTCCCTTTTTTGGTGCCATTACCAATCTAAATGTAGTTAGTAGATCTTTGATAAAATCGATTTGCTTGTATTCACAGTCAAGGTTATTTACAGGATTGAAAATACCTGGAGCTGCTGTACATCTAAAGATTCCATTCTCGATTGCTGCAACATCGGTAGTCGGTGTGAAGTCTACTGCAAACTGAACTGTTTGACCTGCTGTTAGGTTTAGTGTAGCATTCACTGTAATAACTCCGATTGAATTACTACTACCACTTGCAATTTGACTACCATTTCTGAGAAGAATTGCAGTAGCATATGCTGTAGTTCCTATATCAGGTTGTACTGTTACTCCAGTACTTGCTTGGAATGTGTAACTACCAGTTAGTGGTGCAGTATATGCATAATGTGTTAGAATTGGACCAGTACTTGTAGGGTTGAAGTTATTACCTGGATCACTTGATTCGTTATTTATTGGTACTACTATTAGACTCGTAGCTTGTTGTACGAGAGTACTTGAGGCATTGAATAGGTTTTCACTCTCATTTACTTGTGCCTCAATGTTAGTATCGTTACCAAATGCAGAAACATAGAGTTTCTTGAATAGGTTACTATCAATAAAGTTAGACTCATAGCTGTAATCAGTACTATCAAAGACTGCATCTACTAGCGCCTTTGCTCTAATCATTGGTTTGAATCTTTCAGGTTCTAATGGCCAATTAGAATCTGTAAATGTCTTTGGGAAAAGCGATGCATCTACTTTGATTTCTGATTCTAATGCAAGTCCTGTATTACCATACGTATTACCATGATCGATTAGTGGGTAAATCACATCACCATTGAGTAGACCATCTGTAGGTCCTCCTTCAGGATATGCTTGCCATGAACCTGTAACATTTGCATAACTCATAGTGTGTACGAGATCAAGGTTTAGTTCACACATTGGGCTATCACCTAATGCACTTGCAAAGTCACGTGTTTCTCCAAGAAATACAATCTCATAGTCATAACGATCTAGGTCCTCGTTCTTGTAGATCTTTTGTAATCTGATATGGCCTTCACGGAATGGTTCTCCATCAATTAGTATTTCTGCTGTCTTCTTTACAGTTACATCATAGTCAATACTGTCTACATAAAAGGCAGCTTTGAAGAAGTCATTATTGTGTGCAGTTCCAGGTACTCTAAATGTACGAGTAAATGCACTAGTCGCATCAGTTGAAGTAATGTCCTCTACTGAAAGGTTTATCTTGATTGGTGACTCTTCATATAGATCTAACCAATACTGAGTTCCGTCATTATAGACTCGTAATTGTACCATATTATCCTCTTTGTGAATTCAAGTTGATCGCATTTACTAGTGTTATCTCTAATTGGAATAACTTGTTCTTGCGATATGTTTTCTCTACTATAGATTTATTCTTGATAGTAGCAGCATACTGGTTGCCTTCACCATCGATGTATTGTACGTCTGGTGAGAAGAACATA